TCTTCCTGCCCCATCTGCCATCTCTTAACGGCGCCCATCGATCATCTCCTGCACTGTAAGTGGGTCAAACTTGATGGCGTACTTTCGACCATCACAGTTGCAATCCTCCGCATGGGCCTTCTTAGGCACGTAGTGGTAGCCAGCCTTGTGACCAGATAACAACTTTTCCAATATCTCAAAACTTGTCATGACTTCCTCTTGATTTCTGCTGCGTTTGCAACGAATGCCCCGAACATGTCGAGATCGATTGGCTTACCGTTTTCGATACGCTCTTTGACGAAGGCCTTGAGCGTAGCAGGGTGAATGTGGGTCTTGGTCTCAGGGTCGAAGCCTTGGTCTTTCAACAGGCCGACAGCGTGGCCAGCACGATTGTCTTCACCTTTTCCAAAGCTTACCACCACGTCGTTCTTGATGATGTCATCAAGGTTGTTGGCACGCAGCCAAGCATAGACATCCTCACGACGGTCGACAGGGATCGACGCGTGGATCATCATCTTTCTGGAAACGGTAACGCCGTCGACATCCAAACGCTCGACACCCATCTCGTCCATGAGACCGGGGATGAGTTCGACAGAAAGCTTCTGCTTCTCTGCCTTCAGGCTTTTGACGTGGAGCTCTGCGTCCTGGATCTGCTGCTCGACGCGCTTCAATGCTCGTACAAGATCGCTGAGGTTTTTGCCGGTCGCTGTGTCGACGCTGTTCAACGCACCGGCGGTGTCGAACATGTCCTCGAATATGTCGTCCATAAGTTTGTCCTCTTCAGGGGTTGATCGGTGACACACGATGTGTCATCCATACAGTGGACTCTATTGGAGGTATGTAATGACTGTCAACTACAAATTTAAGCTCGAACCATTTGAGCACCAGAAACAAGCACTCACTGCCGCGGGTAGTCGGCCGGAGTTTGGGTTCTTCATGGAGATGGGTACAGGCAAATCAAAAGTACTATTAGATAATATCGGGCAGCTGTACCTAGAGGGGCTGGTGAACTTCGCCCTGATCATTGCACCCAAAGGCGTGTACCGCAACTGGGTCACAAAGGAAATCCCCGAGCACATGTCCGACGATGTACCCCATCGGGTTATACGCTGGGTGGCAAATGCCAATAAGGCGCAGACAAAAGAGCTCAAGTCAGTGGCCGACCAGTTCGACGGCCTGACCATCTTTGTCATGAACGTCGAAGCTTTCTCCTCGCTCAAGGGCCAGCAGGCAGGCAAATGGCTTGCAACTAAATTCGGTGCGCACGGCCTGATCGGCATCGACGAATCGACCACGATCAAGAACCACAAAGCCAAGCGCACAAAGGCGCTGATGAAGATAGCCGCAGGCTTCGCCTTCCGGCGCCTGCTGACAGGGTCGCCCGTGACCAAATCACCGCTGGATCTGTACGGTCAGACCGAGTTCCTCCGCCCTGGGCTCTTGGGTTTCGACAGCTTCTACGCCTTCCAAGGGCGCTACGCTGTGTTGAACAACCGCAAGATGGGTGCCAAGACCTTCCAACAGATCGTGGGCTACCGCAACCTCGAGGAGTTGACTTGGCGCGTGGATCAGTTCTCCTTCCGCGTGTTAAAGAAGGACTGCCTTGACCTGCCCGAGAGGACCTACACGGCGCGCTACGTCACGCTGACGCCCGAGCAGGCGAAGATGTACGAGTCGATCCAGAACCAAGCCCTGCACATGTTTGAGGACGGCCAGATGGTCACCGCACCGGCTGTGATCACGCAGCTCCTCCGGCTGCAGCAGGTGATGTCAGGGCATCTGAAGACAGACGACGGGGACATCAAGACCTTTCCTTCCACGCGAATGGATGCGCTTGCAGACATCTTAGACGAGCATGACGGGAAATCGATAATCTGGTCACGCTTTCGATACGACATCGTCAATATCGTAGAGATGCTGAACAAAAGATACGGCGAAGGCAGCGCTGCTGCGTACTACGGCGACACGTCAGACGACCAGCGCAACTGGATCGTCGGAGAGTTTCAGAAGCCGGGATCACGATTGCGTTACTTCGTCGGCAATCCGGCGACCGCAGGGTACGGCTTGACGCTGACCGAGGCCGACCTTGTGGTGTACTACAGTAACTCGTTTGACCTAGAGCATAGACTTCAGTCACAGGATCGTGTACACAGGATTGGGCAACGTAACCCTGTGACGTATATCGACCTGATCACTGAGAACTCTATCGATGAAAGAATCGTGGAGGCACTTCGCAATAAGATCGACATCGGAGCACAGGTCCTTGGAGAAAAGGCGCAGGAATGGCTAAACCTAAAGCCGAGCCGCCAGTAGATCCATACAGCCCAGAGGTGATCGAGCTGATGATCGAGGTCAGGACAGGCTGGCGCAATATGACCAACGGCATCCGAGACCTGCAGCAGTTGACTGGGCTCGAGCCCGACATCTGCAGGGTGCTGTTCGAAATGAACAAGAGCCTGACCGTCCCCCAGATCCGAGGCTACTCGAAGATGCCCGCGCAACTGGTTGAAGGCAAAAGAAAAAAGGCGACCCGAAGGTCGCCCAGTTAGGGAGGTAGGCAAACAAAGCAGGCGGTGCTTTGTAGCACCGCCCTTGTATCACGGAACGATACGCATGGGAACACTTATGATAGTGCTAGTGCGTGGTCGTCACCTGTTTTCTTTTCTCCATCAGACTGCGTTGAACGCGCCCGGCCTTGTTGGACAGGTGCTCGAGATAGCCCTCCACATTCTCCAATCCGACGTAAGTCCCGATCAGGAAAAAGATCACGGCCTCGAACTCTTCCTCCTCCATCTGCTTCGGCAGGTTGTTCAGCGCCTCTAAGATTCTCATCTGCTCCTCGGTCATGATTCCACCTCGACAAAGCGGCTGATGTCTTTTGCCCAGAGGCAGAAGGATGGACGCTGCTGGTCCGCCCGAGCGTAGACATCGGCCCGCGCAACTCGCTCCTGCTTGAGCAGGCGGTTCAGCGCGTTGCCTGCCGTCGTGCTGTCCACGGATACCATGTCAGCGATCTCAGAGGTGGTGTGGTATGCACCTGCGTCCTTGCCTATGGCAGCAGCGATGCGATCGTCGATCAACGCCGGCACTGGCTCTTCTTCCGGCTCGCCCACGGGAGCAATGTGGATCGCGAACCACGGTGTCCTGTCGCCGTGCTGGTGGTTGGGGATGAGGGTGGCGATGGAGCTGTCACCAATGCTCATGTTCGCGCGCTTGGTTACGGTCGCAGGGATAAACACCTGCTCCCCGTTATCGCTGCGCAGCCCAAAGGCAGTGCCGGTGTCCAGCATGTTGGTACAGAAGATGGATACGTTTTCAGATTGCATGTTGCAGTTCCTATTGTTGAGGTTGGATAATATCGAGAAGTGCGAGGCACTCCTGTAGGTCATGGTATAGTTGGCCACGGTTCTTGGCTGCGTCAAGCTTGAGGATCTCCAGCTTGCGGCGCAGGCGGTGGATTACTGGTGCTTGGGCCTCGGCCCTCGCTTCTAGGTCCTCGGCGTAGGCCTCCGCCTCCTTGGCGTCCCGCACAGCGGCTTCGTAGCGCTCTTTGTAGTCGATGGGCGTGCCCTCAGGCAGTTTCCACTTGGTCATTGGTTTGTGCTTTCTGCGTGCGCGTTTTGAAACCCGGTCCTGACCCTTGTTCCGTGGTCCGCGACCCCTATCGCGTTCTTGACATTTTCCCCATCAATATAACCCGTCAGTATAATAATGGGAGGAAATGCAACAATGGATCACTTTGACAACATGATGAGGGGTCGTCGGTTTGAAGTGTCAAGTATTCCTTGACAGTTGAGTCCGGGTCCAGCACATGCTGCGCGTGATGCTTGGCCCACATATAGGCGTCCAGCCTGTCGGCAAAGCGCAGACGCTCATATTCGTCCGGCGTCTCATAAAAGTCAGACGCATGCCTGGCGTGTTCCGCCGACGATCCGCCGATGATGGTTTTTCCCGGTATCATTGGCCTGTCGCTCTGAGCAGAATGCCGAGGGCGACAGTTTTTGCGGCCCAATCCACGGCGGGGTCGTCTGTCTTGCTGGACTGGATGAGCAGGTCTGCCGCTTGTTTGATGGCTTTTTCGAGCATTTCTATCTTTTCTTCGGGGGTCATTGGTTTGTGCTTTCTGCGTGCGCGTCGCGCATTATTTCGGTGATGTATTCGGCCACGGATTCGCAGCCCATTTTGTCTGTTTCCTTGGCCATCCAGTCCAGTTGGGCTGGTGTCATCGCCAGCAGGATGTCGCTCATAAAACCGAGCTTGATGCGGCGGTTAGCGAACAAGTATTTCACCTGCTGTCGCGGTGATGCTTTGACCTTGCGCGGCGGGATCATGCCCGCCTTGCGGGCCTCGACGACGCCGCGGACGACTCTGCTGTATCCGAGGCCCGTGGCCAGTTGGATGGCAGCGTGGCTGTGGCCTGCCCTGTGCATTTCTGCGACGAT